TTCATTCAGTTCGTACTATCACAAGTGGTAAGTCAGCACAGTTTCCAGTATTAGGAACTGCTACTGCTGCATACCATACAGTAGGAACTCCTCTTGTTGGTGCTAACCAAATCAAGGCAAATGAAAAAATCGTGAATATTGACGATTTATTAATCGCCCAAAGTTTTATAGCGAACATAGATGAATTAAAAAACCACTATGACGTTAGGGCGACTTACGCTGATGAGTTAGGTAAGGCACTTGCTCGTACATACGATCAAAACGTAGCCAAGCAGATTGCAAACGCTTCCAGAGCTTCTACTACTCTTAGTGGTGGACAAGGCGGTATTGTGTCTGCTTTCCCTAATGGTGCAGGTAACACAACTTCTGCAGGTATTACAGGAGATGAAATAGCGGGTGCTATCTATGATATTGCACAAGCATTTGATGAAAGAGACATTCCTCCTACAGATAGATTCTGCGTTTTACCTCCAGCCGAATACTACAAATTGGCCGAGAGTGCAACTCGCACAGTAGACGTTGACTTCAACCCACAGGGTAATGGTTCGTTTGCTTCTGGTAAGGTACAACAAGTTGCTGGCATACCAATCATGATGTCAAACAACGTACCTCAAAGTAACGTATCTTCTAACCCAAGTGGTGCGAACAACACTTACTCAGGTGACGATAGTAAAACTATTGGTCTTGTCTTCCACAAGTCTGCTGTTGGTACAGTAAAACTAATGGATATGACAACTGAAATTTCTGGTTCAGATTATGGCATAATGTATCAAGGAACCTTAATGGTTGCTAAGTATGCGTTAGGTCATGGAATCCTAAGACCAGAATGTGCTGCAACAATTAAACTTGCTGCTTCTTAATTTCAATTTATAGGGTATCTTATTATTAGATACCCTTTTTTTATACCCATGTATCATTCATCAAAGAAAAAAAAGAAAAAGAAAAAGGGTGGGAGGGATTCACTCAAAATAAAAAAGTACTAAAAAATGACTGTAGCTGCAACCACCGAGCTTGAATCAATCAACATTATGCTTGCTGCAATAGGAGAAGCACCTGTTAACTCTTTAACTGGTACGTTACCTGTTGATGTAAAGATAGCTCAAACTACTTTGACAGAAGTAAACAAAGAAGTTCAATCAGAAGGTTGGTCTTTTAATACTGAAATAGATGTAACTCTTACAAGAGATGGGTCTAATGAAATTAGTTTACCTGCTAATGTTTTGAGAGTAGATGCAAACATACATCAACACCCGACTATTGACCCTATACAACGTGGGCTAAAGCTATACGATAGACAGAATAATAAATACGAATTTGATGAAGACTTGATTTGTACTGTTGTTTATTTTAGAGAGTTTGATGAAATACCAGAACAGGCAAGAAGATATATCAATATCAAAGCTGCAAGAGTTTTTGTTGACAGATTAGTAGGAGATCAAGGATTAAGAACTTATACAGAACAAGATGAAACAAGAGCAAGAACTATACTTACAGAGACAGATTATGCAAATGCAGATCATAACCTACTAAGAGGTGACCCTTCTCTTACCAGTATCTTTGATACTTACAATCCTTCTAGTGCATTAATTAGATAACTATGCCTGTTATATCAAGAGCTATACCTACATTATTGAGAGGTATATCACAATCTTCTGATGCTTTGAAGCAACCAGATCATGCTGATATACAAGACAACGCTGACAGTAATCCTGTTCTTGGCCTTACAAAACGTAGTGGGTTTCAGTTTGTGACAGCATTACAATCTTCAACCCTTGGGAATGTTCACATACAAACTATAAATAGAGACTTAAACGAAAGGTATGTAGCAGTATTCAGCAATGGAAATGTAAGAGTATTTGAATTAGATGGTACTGAACTAACAGTAAACAAACCAGATGGCACTGCTTACTTAAATACTTCAAACCCTAGAAGTGTAATGAAGACAGTTACTATTGCTGATTTTACTTTTGTTGTTAATACAAGTATTGCAGCAGCTATGGACTCTACACTTAGCGGTGGCACTGGCACTAAGGCGATTATATTTATTAACCAAGCAACAGCAGATACGACTTACTCTGTAACTATAGATGGAGTGACAGTCACAGATAACACCTCTGGCGATTCTACTCTCAGTACAGATACAATAGCTGCTGATTTAAAATCTGGTCTTGATTCTGGTTTGTCTGGTTTTACTATTGCTAGAAATGGCCCTGTTTTATATGTAAGAAAGAATGATAATTCTAATTTTTCTATAGATGGTAGTGATACACAAGGCGATACAAAGATGACAATAATAAAAGATTCAGTACAAAGGTTTACTGATCTTCCTACTGTTTCTCCTAATGGTTATGTCGTAGAGATTAAAGGAGATGACGATACAAACTTTGACAACTACTACGTCAAGTTTGTCACTAACAATGGTGGTGCATTTGAAGAAGGGCAATGGGAAGAAACTGTAGAAGCAGGTATTCCTTTTAAGTTTAATTATGCAACAATGCCACACGTTCTTATACGTCAAGCTGATGGTAATTTTAGATTTGCAAGAGTAGATGGAGACACATACACAGCGTCAGGTGTATCATTTACTCTTCCAAAATGGGGTGAACGAACTGTTGGTGATGTTATATCTGCACCTGACCCTTCGTTTATTGGTAATAAAATTAATAATGTATTTTTCTTTAGAAACAGACTTGGGTTTCTTGCAGGTGACAATGTAATTCTTTCAAGAGTATCAGAGTTTTTTAACTTCTTTCCTGAGACAGTTGTATCTGTTTTAGATAATGAACCAATAGACGTAGCTGCTTCTCATACAAAAGTTGCGATACTAAAAAGTGCAGTAACTATGGGAGAGAAACTTATCTTATTCTCTGAACAGACGCAGTTTGTATTGACCAGTTCAGCAGATAACCTTACTCCTAAAACAGCTAACGTGATAGTTGTAACTGAATTTGAAAGTAGTGCAGCAGCACAGCCTGTAGGTTCTGGTTCTTCTATTTACTTCTTAACTCAAAAAGGTTCTTTTGCAGGTATAAGAGAATATATCTTGCAAGGAGAATCACAGATAAGAGATGCAGCAAATGTCACTATTCATGTACCAAGACTCATACCAAGTAATGTATTTAAGATGGCTGTATCTACTAACCAAGATATTCTTGTAGTCTTGGGTTCAGACAATGCCAACAAATTATATGTGTATAGATGGTTGTATGGAGAAGGTGGACAAAAAGCTTTAAGTGCTTGGTTTACTTACAGCATCAATACAAACAGGTCTATATTAAATGTTGATTTTATTGGTACAGATTTATTTGCTGTTATAGAAGAAGCTAATAAAGTAACTCTTGAAAAGATACCATTTGAAACTGAGTTTAGAGAACCTAATGCTAGTTTTCAGTATCATCTTGACCATAAGGTAACCGAAGCAACCACAGGAGTTTCAGTATCTTATAGCTCTGGTACTGGTCTATCTACCTTTACAGTTCCATATCGACTAAGAGCCAACATGAATATTGTCGGTAGATATTTAGGTAGTGGAGAAACAAGCACATTTGTAGATGCTCAAGGTAATACAAAAACTCTTACATCAGGACAGGTGCTATCAACATCTAATGCGACAGATGGTTCTACCTCCACAATTACAGCGATAGGAGATTACAGAAATAGTAAGTTTATTATTGGTGAACCTTATGAAATGCACTATAGATTTAGTAAACAAAGACTTACAGAACAAGGTGCAGGTTCGCCTGAGTATGTAGGAGCAAGATTACAGTTACATCATTTCTATATTAAATACGAAGATGCAGGGTTTTTTAAAGTAGAAGTAACACCTGAGAACAGAGATACAAGTACACATAAATTTACTGGTCGTTTGCTTGGTGCTGCGTCTGCTGCCATTGGTCAGATAAACCTTGATACAGGTACATTTAAAGTACCGATAATGAGTAAGTCTGATAGGGTAGATATAGATATAAAGAACGATACATTTCTTCCTACACGTTTAGCTAGTGCAGAATACGAAGGTACATTCCATATAAGGAGTAGAAGAATATAGTGGGATATTTAAGAAAATCAAACCTTCAAGATTTTAAATATGTAGTAGAAAACATGAGAGTCATGGACAAGATTGAAGCTTTATATCAGACAGGCTTGAGTCCAGAAGATGCTCTTAGTTATACCTTCTTGGGTAGTAAGACTAATATGACTATTGCTGATGATGATGGACAGCCTATAGGTCTATGTGGAGTGCAGAAAGATGGTTGTATATGGTGCGTTGCCACAGATGAGTTGTTTAATAATAAAAAATACAGAATACAATTAATAAGACAAGGCAGAAAATGGGTTGATAATCTACTTGAGTCTTATAAAATACTTTATAATTATGT